TGAAATCTCTTTCACGATAGCCATAATTGAACTGGTAGGCTAGTGAAGCCTTTTTCTGGCCTGTTACACGATCGCCAAAGATAGTATTCGCTGCTATTCTTTTTGAGCTGTCAGTGTCTATAACATGGATAGGTGTCTCTATATTATTAGAGTCAACCTTTACAGTTCTGGCTGTCGGAATAGAGACGACCGTAACGCCAACACGGTCAGCCGTTAGAAACTCTATTCTCAAAGCATCAACAGAATATATCTTCCCAAAGTCATACGCCCTGAATGTGTGCTTGGTGTCATCACTTGTCTCGTCCACAACAATATTCAGAACCAGCCCTGGATTAATAGCTGTGATCCGAACGTTGCTAAACGTCCCACCTTCTGCGTTCCCGATGGTTATTGCACCGAATTCTGTTGTTCTAATAAAGTGCGTTAGGATTGTTTTTGGGTTGTCGCTGGTATCATTGTAGATCTCAGTATGGAGGCCTGAGTAGATATCACATATGTCACCTACCCAGTTCACAGAGGAGCTTCTACCAGCGTCCACGTCTTGGCAGTAAACACTATCGCCGCCAACTGGGAACGGATTCTGTACTGTTACAGGCTCCCCACCATCACCGCCGATGATAACAGGGCCACCCTCAACATCCCATATCAGATCTTCGTTAGCCACTTATGCACCAAAGCTCTTCTTGAGTTCTGCAATCTTGTCTTTGATTCCTTTAAGCTCGGTCTTCTTGTCTTTTACGTCTGAACTAGCCTTCATGGAGTCAGCAACCAGTTTCGTGTACTCTTTACTGATTCTGGCATTGCGCTTTTTAGCCTCATCGAGGGCTTTCTTCTCACGCTCAGTTGACTTGACAACGTCCTTCAATGCTTTCGCCTTGGCACTCTTGAGATTCTTTTTCTCAATATCCTTGGCTTCTGCCATCATATCTTTAATTGACTTTTCGGTCTCATTGACGAGCAAAGACAGTTCACCCTTCCGCTTTTTAATAGCTGCGGTTACTTTTGTTCTATCAGATTTGAGTGTTTTGACTTCTGCTTGTAGGCCAGCTACGGTGCCTGTAAGTTCAGCCACATGATTGTCCATGCCACCGATCTTGTCTAACATGTCTGCTGCCTCCAACATGCCAGCGAATACATTGCCGAACCGTCTCAGGTCATCTGCTACTTGTGATTTGCTCATTTTATTGTCTCATTGTATTTACCCGACGAGCGAGCAAGTTAATTTCTAAGTCTGCGGCTGTACCAACAACTGACAAACGGGGCCTAATCTGACCTGTTAGCTCCATGATCGACTTCAGGCCTGCTCCCGTAAAGCTAATCAAAGTCCCTGCTGGATCTCGTAACTGCGCCCAGGTTGTGCCGCCGTCATTACTTCCCTCGATGATGACTGTAGCCCCGTCAAACGTCCCTGCCACCTGCACTGACCGGTCAGCATACTCTACTGCCGAAGCGCCTGAACCAGTATGGTCTGCTGTCAACAGGTTATAATTAAAGTTAATTACACTCCCATCACCTGAAATATCTGTACTAGTTCCATTTGCCATATCTTACACCATTACAATTTTAGATTTCTTTTCGTCGTTAAAGTAGACTTCTGCATATTGTACCCCACCAAGAAAAGCGTCAAAGACAATCGCTCTGACCACTTCTTCAAGATCTTCTGGGATACCGTGTGAGAACCCAGATTCTATGAAGTTATCCACATACGTTGCTACATCTTCTTTTAGTTTATCGTCTGTCATTCATTGTTCCTCTTAACAAGAACATCTTTTTTGTAGTAGACACATTCTTCAACAGCACACCTAAAAGTGAGCCTGTCCTTATCCTTTCTCGCCAAAATAAGATCAGCCCCACAAAGACATTTATATTTCCCCTCGACTACTTCCACAGGGCAGTCACTGTAATCCATTCTATCTGCCATTTACATCCCCATTGAGCTTACCGACGGTTTGAATTTAGGTATGGTAGGCATTGGCTCCTTACCAGTGACAACTGTCACGGCGCTTCTGCCCTCGCCCTCGCCCTGCAATCCATATTCCAACGCCTCTACAGGGTGAGAATATTCGTTTTTATCAGGAGCATCTGTATATCGTTCTCCTGATACCTGTACCCTTCTGTAGCAAAAACCACCCATCAACCCTCGCCTAATCCTCTTGCACTTAGGAAGAATAACAAATCTCGGCTTACCGTCCATGCAGAACTCTGTCATAGGCTTCTCTAGTGCGGCTCTTCTTAGTATAGGGTTATTTGACCTTGTTGCTTTACAAGGGAGGCCTGACGCTCGTATTATTTTGTGTGCAGTGTCGTCTGTGGCCTCGCCACCACTACCACCTGATGGATCTCCATGCCCAGAAAAGCCAAAAGTGAAGTCAGGGTAAGTAGTGTCTATATATCTCTTCAATTCAGGCGCGAACGTGATCGCGCTCATATCTTCTGAGCAAAACTCGTCAAAACACACCCACCTATCAAATGCAGCCTTCTGTAAAAAAGCACAAGCTGGAGTTCTACCAAAATCGAACCCAAGAACTATTTTTGTCCTATTATTAGGGGTAAATTCTATATCAACACAGTGGACAGAATCAACATACCTAGGATGGACAGGCTTACCGTCGATAACAAAGCCATATTCGTTACCAAGATTAACCTTGACCCAATCTTCTTTTTTACCTTGCATCCCTCTTTCATAATAATCTATAGGAAGATTCGCTAAATTCTCTGCCTCTGGGTTAAGCACCCACTCATCGTCAACTTTTTTTAATCCTCCAGGTTGTCTGTAGAATTCCCAACCGTCAGGCTTTTCCTCTTCTGCTAACTTATAATACCAATGGTCATCGTCAGGGGCGTTAGTATCTCCGACCATCCCAAACCAGCTTGGGACAACACCTTCTTTTTTTGAAGGGTATCTGCCAATACGCAGGTCGAGCATATCCACAACTGCCTTCGGAAGTTCTTTTACCTCATTCAACCATGCCCCAGTTAGCTGAAGGCCTCTTGCCTTTTTCACATGCTCTGGCCTGTCAAACGCAATGAAGTATATCTCAGCACAAACTGTCGTGCCGTCATCAAGGGCGAACTCAAGCTTCTGATTTGGTGGCTCTTTAGATCCCATCTTGAACTTACCGAACTCATCGTGACATTCTCTCCAATCTTTTATTGTTGTAGAAAATAGTTCTGAGTATGTATTCCTAGCTGCGACCCATCTCGACAACCGCTTGTTGTGATGCTTATGGTCTTTGCTGATGACAGGTTCTTGTTCGCACATAAGATCGAATATTTTGTTTATCGTCTGTATTGTTTTACCTGAACCTAGAGGCCCCATGATAAACGAGCAAGAAGCTCTGCAATCAGAGTACTCCTGCAACACTGCCCCTTGTGGCTTTGTTATGTACTCAATCTCGCCATAACTCACAGTTCACCGTCGAATCGCTTTTTAGTCCGTGAAACAACAAGCTTATTGTTAACCTCTTGTTTATCTACCAACCCCAAGTCGCGTGCTATGATACTTCCGTTTAACAAGTCAGCCGCAGCACCTTGGAACTTCTGAGTTCTTATAATGCTCTTTATTTCGAGAGAGATTGCCAAAAAATCTTTGTAAGTACCTTCACCTGTGCAGTAATTCGTCCATGTTGATTGGCTCATCTTGGTTTGGATGCAAAAATCTTCTTCTGTCATCGCCCTCATCTTTGGGACGAAAGCCACCTTTGCCTCACCTTGGTGCTTCACTAAGTCAGCAGCTTGTAGCGGGTTTTCTTCTATATAAATAAAATAATCTACCGCTGCACTCCACAAGTCTTGTGGCGTATCGAAAACCCGATGGTTCCCATGAGTTCTTCTAGACTCCCAATATTTATTCCCTTTAGGCGCAGCCACTTATTCTCCCCCGACTTATCGTGTCTCGTAAACGCACACTAGTTTTTTGCTGAATTCTTCAAATCCACAACTTTTTGCCGCCCCGTGTGAGTTTGCCATTAATCTAAGCAATACTAGCAACTTACCGAAAGGCGAATAATGCAATGTCTACTTATACCCTTCCATCATTGCGTCTTCTTCAGACATATCTTGGACACTCTTTCTCTTGGAACCACGTCCACGTCCTGCTCCAGTATCGCCCTGCACACCAATATCAGCAGGCACCTCCTCTAAGAGAGCGTCTTCTTCCGCCATCTCGCCTTCGGCAGGCTCCACTTCCTCGTTCATCATTTCGACAGCAGCAGCCTCTATCACCTGCAGTGCTTCGACAATATCAGCAACTTCAATATCGTCTACGCCCTCTACAGATACTATCATAGTGTCAGTATCAAATTCTATTTTCACTTAATCGCCCTCTCTTTAGTCTTCTTCTTGTCACTACCCCAAACAATCTGGTCGTAGTTATCACGGCCCTTTCCTGTGTATATCTTTGTATCT